CAAGGTCTGGTAAAGGGCTAAATATCAGGGACGGAGTCCCTGATGCAAGAACAACAACCCATAGACCTAGTAACACTCAAAAACAACCTTTTTGAGTATGTACGCCTGCAACTGGGCAGCCAGATCATTGACATTGAACTGGATCCGGCCCACTTCGAAGCAGCTTATCAAAAGACCATTGGCACTTACCGCCAACGGGCCAACGCCGCGTATGAGGAATCATACAGTTTCATGCAGTTGGTCAATCAGCAAAACATCTACACTCTGCCACAGGAAGTGCAGAGTGTGCGACAGATCTTCAAACGCACCTTTGGTATAGCGTCGGGCCCAATGGGCTCAAACTTTGATCCGTTCAGTCAAGCACAGATGAATGTGTACTTGATCAACTTCAATCAATCAGGCGGCTTGGCCACATACGATTTCTACAGTCAGTATGTGGAATTGGCTGCTAGGATGTTTGGTGGATTCTTAAACTACACCTGGAATCCGGTCACAAAGAAACTGCAAATTATCCGTAATCCAGCAGGTGGTGGTGAAGTTGTGTTGTTGTGGACCTACAATCTCAAGCCCGAGATCCAGTTGTTGAGTGATTTTCAGATACAGCAATGGGTTAGGGACTACACCACAGCGGCTTGTAAGATGATCATCGGTGAGGCCCGTGAGAAATTTGGCACTATCGCCGGACCCAATGGCGGCGGCACACTCAACGGTGCAGCCATGAAAGCCGAAGCCAAAGAAGAGATGGCAGAGTGCATCAAGCAATTGGTGAATTATGTTGATGGAAGTCAGCCATTAACCTTTGTGATTGGATAAGATCTGTGCTATAATTAGCACATGGCTGATTTAATGATTGATATCGAAACGGTAGGCACAGGCCCAGAAGCCTGTATCCTAACCATTGCTGCCCAGGCATTTGATCCACTAGGCACGGGTTATCACACTCAACAGTTCTATGCTCGGATTGATCCAGACAGTCAACCTGGACGCAATATTGAACAAGGCACAATTGAGTGGTGGGCTACACAACCCGCAGAAGCACAAGAAGAAGCATTTGGTCCGGACAATCGCATCGCACTTGACACAGCCCTGGAAGAACTGGGCAAGTTGATCTGGAAATCAAAATCGATCTGGGCCAACGGGCCAACTTTTGACATGAACATCCTGGAACATGCTTACAAGAGTTTTCATCGTCCGCTGCCGTGGCAATACTATCGAGTGAGAGATGCCAGAACTGTTTATGCTTTATATCCAGATCTGGGCAAGCCACCTGCAAGTCATCACGCACTGGAAGATTGCCGTAGACAGATCGATTTGCTACAGGCCACACTTCAACATCTAAATGTAAAGGCACTATCATGATTATTGGCGTATGCGGATTTATTGGAGCAGGCAAAGACACTGCTGCTGACTATTTGGTAAACTTTCACGGCTTCCGTCGTGACTCATTTGCAGCCACACTCAAAGATGCTGTGGCTGCTGTGTTTGGATGGGATAGAGAATTGTTGGAAGGCCGTACAAAATCCGCACGAGAGTGGCGTGAGCAAGTGGATCCTTGGTGGAGTCAACGCCTTGGAATGCCACACTTGACACCACGCTGGGCTCTGCAACATTGGGGCACAGAAGTGGGTAGAAATGCTTTCCACACGGATATCTGGATTGCCAGTTTGGAAAACAAACTGCGTAAAAGCGCAGACAACATCGTGATTTCGGACTGTAGATTCTACAATGAAGTGGCTGCTATCAAGAATATCGGTGGGCGTGTGATCTGGATCCAGCGTGGAATCATTCCTCATTGGTACGATATAGCAGCCAAGGCCAATCACGGCGACGAAGCAGCACAGCGTTGGTTGGATAAAGAGGGTGTGCATGCCAGCGAATATTCATGGGCTGGAACCACATTTGATCATGTTGTGGAAAACAATTCCACAGTGGATGATCTATACCGTCAACTCAACGATCTGCTTGCAGCGGATTTGGCACCCAGGGAACATCTAGTCGTCTGACTTCCTCTACACAATTCAGGCACACAGTCCTGAGATTGTTTAGGGCAACATTGTTCATATTGCTGTCCATGTGATATACCAGTGTCTGGCTGGCATATCTAGGCCGGAATCCACAGCGATCGCATGTGGGTTTTTTCTTGTACCCTGCCTTTTTCCATAGTGCTTCCGGCGGCTTGATCTTCTTGTTTCGCCGGATGCAGTGGTCGCATCGTGCCCGGTAATGTGTGATATCGTCTCGACGATAGTTCACAGCCACTAGGCGTTGATTGCAAGCGGTACACATGGGTCTCATGGTGTATTTATGTCGTAAACCTTTGGCAAAGGGCTCCTCAACACCCCTGGTTTTGTAGTCATCCGATAAATATCTGTAACAGTTTTTAAAGGAGCCAACATGGCACTAGTATCACCCGGAGTCCAAGTCACAGTCATTGACGAAAGTCAATACCTTCCAGCAGCTACAAATTCAGTACCTTACTTCTTGATTGCCACAGCACAGAACAAAGTATCAGGTTCAGGAGTTGGTGTAGCCGCAGGTACCTTAGCAGTGAATGCAAATCGTCTGTATCTGATCACCAGTCAGCGTGATCTCTCAGCCACCTTTGGTAATCCATTCTTCTACAAAACCACAGTGGGTACACCCATCAATGGTTACGAACTCAACGAATACGGCTTGTTGGCTGCTTATTCAGCACTGGGCGTTACCAATCGTGCTTATGTACAGCGAGTGGACATTGATCTCACAGAACTCACAGCCACTCTTGTTCGGCCCACAGGTGAACCAGATAATGGCACATATTGGTTGAATACTGCCACAACTCAATGGGGCATCTTTGAATGGAATCAAACCACTGGCGCATTCAGCAACATGGTTCCTAGTGTGATCACTAGCACAGCAGAACTCAGTAATGGTGTACCACTTCAAGATTATGGCGCTATCGGTGATTACACAGTGGTAGCTACCAACACAGCCAATCCAGTGTACTACAAAAATGGTACAGTGATAGCTGCAACAGGCAATTCTACCACTCTCAGCGACTTGTTTAATACCTGGGTATTGGTCGGAAGTGATGATTGGAAATTGAGCTACCCTGCTGTACAAGGTGCCAATGCAGTGACAACAACTCTTAGCGCAGGTAACACCATTGTTATCAACGGAACCTCAGTAGCAGTTCCTGCATCCACTAACAATACCATCCAAGGACTCAGCGGCGCTATCAACAGTGCCAATATCACTGGCGTGTATTCTGCTGTGATCGACAACAAACTATGCTTGTTTGCAGATAGTTCTGCCACAGCAGACGGTTCAACCGCGGATGATGGTATCATCCGTATCAGTTCTACTGGTTCAACATCAGGATTGCTCACAACCCTGGGGCTCACAGCCGAAGTAACATACTATGCACCCGGTATACAGCAAAGTCCAAACTATGTGTTTCCTCGTTGGAGAACCACCGACACTACTCCGCGTCCTACAGGAAGTGTATGGAACAAGACCACTGCACAAAATCTTGGCACCGCCATGATCGTGGAAAAATACAGTACCGCATTGGGTGCATGGGTCACCCAAGCTGCTCCTGTTTACGAAAACGACTGGAATGCCAATGCAGCCTTGGATCCCACTGGTGGCGGTAAGAATATTCCTGCTGGCACAACCTACACACAATACAATGTGGATCCAGCACCGAGTAATGTAAACGCATATCCTTACAACAGCACATATACTTTGCAGGTGTTTGAACGCAGTCCTGCAGGCGCTACAGTGGTAACTGGTAGCACTAGCACACCTAGTTTTACCAATGGTAATCAATTTACCGTTACTACAAGCCTAGCAAACTCTACTTCATTGAGTTCGACTGTAACTGTCACAGTTAACGGAACTGATGCAGCAGCATTCATCACTGCTGTGAGTTCTGCCGGTTTACCTAATGTATTAGCCTCAGTAAACAGCGTTGGTGCTATTGTTCTTACACAAAGCATTGGCGGTGTGATCCTATTGCAAGAAGTCGGTGGAGGAACTGCTGTGAGTGATGCTGGATTCAGCACCACCACCACGGGTTGCCGCAATATTGTAGACAACAATATGGACGAGTTTTTACAACTCAGTGGATGGATTGCATTGACCTATACAGCTAGTGATGTGGCACCTGGCCAAGATCCTGCGACTGGAACCTACTGGTACTACTCAACAACCAGCCAAGTAGACATCATGATCCAAAGTGGGTCTGGTTGGGTTGGATACCAAAACGAGACCAATGATACTCGTGGATACAATCTTTCTAATACCAATCCTACTGGGCCAATTATTTCAGCCACAGCACCTACCACACAGACCGATGCTACTACATTGGTGTACGGTGACATCTGGATTGACACCAGCGATATAGAAACATATCCGGTGATCAAGCGTTGGCAACAAGTGGATGGGGTGAATCAATGGGTATTGATCGACAACACTGATCAACAAAGTTCCAATGGTGTATTGTTTGCAGATGCTCGTTGGAGCACCACAGGCACTGTGAATCCCATAACCGGTGCTTTGCCAAGCATCACATCATTGCTCACAAGCAATTACCTGGATGTGGATGCTCCTGATTACACCCTATTTCCAGCGGGTATGTTGTTGTTCAACACACGCCGTTCAGGATTCAATGTAAAGAGCTTCCAGGTCAATTATTTCAACGCCAGTACTTTTAGCTATCCTACATGGAGCAGCAGCACCACCTATGCTGCGGGCGATCAAGTATTGTACAATGCTGTGCTGTATGTGGCTATCCAAACCAGTACCAATCAAAATCCTGCTACACAAACATCCTACTGGGACCTACTAGAAACCAATTCTTGGGTAACAGCGTCTGGCAACAGAGCAGATGGTGCTCCAAACATGGGACGATTGGCACAACGTGCATTGATCGTTGCTGCATTGAAAGCAGGTATCGATACCAGCATCACAGTGCGTGAAGAGCAAGCACAGTTCAATCTCATGGCATGTACTGCATATCCTGAGTTGATTCCTAACATGGTTGCACTCAGCAACGAACGCAATAATACTGTGTTTGTTGTGGGAGACACACCTATGCGTTTGGGCGCAGATGGTACCGACATCATCTCTTGGGCCACAAACAACACTGGAGCGGGAACATTTGCCGGTGACGGTCTCACAACCAGTTCGCCATATGCTGGTGTGTTCTATCCAAGCTGCCAGACCACGGATCTTGGCGGAAGTGCAGTGGTCACAGCACCTAGCCATATGATGATCCGTACAATGATCCGTAGCGATGCAGTAAGCTATCCATGGTTAGCACCCGCTGGTACACGCCGCGGTGTGATTGATAATGCTGCTAGAATTGGATACATCAATGCTGTAACAGGTGAGTTTGTGACCATAGGTAATAACCAAGGTCTGCGTGATATTGAATACACAAACAATATCAACCCAATCACTTTCATTCCTGGAGTAGGCATCACTAACTTTGGTAACAAGACTATCTATGGTCAGACTTCATCGCTGGATCGTATCAACGTAGCACGACTGGTTGCGTTTATGCGTGGCAGATTAGAAGAAATCGGCAAACAGTTCTTGTTTGAACCAAACGATCAGATCACTCGCAATGAAGTCACCAATGCTGTGAATGGATTGTGTATCGATCTAATTGCCAAGCGTGGTATCTATGACTTCTTGGTAGTGTGTGATGATTCCAACAACACACCTGCTAGAATTGATGCCAACGAACTGTGGGTGGACATTGCTATCGAACCTGTGAAGGCTGTGGAATTCATCTACATTCCATTGCGTCTCAAGAACACGGGTGCTATTGCTAACTCTCAGAGTGCGGTGGCATCCAGCGCCTAACGGCACCGCTAGAACAGGAAAAGGGGTGGAAACACCCCTTTTCTTTTGGCCTCAACAGAGGTAAATAAATGCATAGGAGATTACAAATATGGCCGTTGCATCATTAACAAGAATGACAGTGCCCTTGGCAAGCGATCAAAGCGCGAGCAACCAAGGCTTGCTCATGCCCAAACTCAGCTATCGCTTCCGAGT